CCCGTCGCCCTCAGCATCGGCTGTCAGGATCCAGGGCGGGAACGCGCACGCCATGCTGATGGCGAGAAGGCCAACGAGCAGTATTATTTTCGCGGGGGCATTCATCTCTCTGGCAGGTAATCTCGAAGGTTGATTATCCGGTTTTCTTTTTCGGTTCGTTGAATTGGGACGGTGGGCTTTCCCCGGAAACTCTCGTGGGATGGCGAGAGGGTGGCTCTGTTTTTAGTTCGACGTCTTTCGCAAGTTCGAGGCGGAGTGGTAATGTAATCTTGTAGCCGTTCTGCTTGATCACCCGGACGCCGGCAGCCACCATTTGCCGGATCACTTCCACCTGCGGGAGATTTGTGACTTCCGATATTTTCTGAACCTCCTCAAGAATGTCCGGATCTAGCCGAATCTGGCGAGGTGGTTTTTTCATCGGCCCAATTACACACGCACAGAAATGCGCTGTCAAAATAAATATTGACAGACGACTACAATTAACTACAATTAGCGACGTATGAAGTCAAAAACGTCGAAAGAGCCATTGGGCAAACCGCGCCAGGTTCGTTTTCCCAGCCAGATTGAAAAGGACCTGCAGACTATTGCTGACCAGAGCGGACTTGATTGGGTGGACGTGCTTCGCATGGCTGCCCGCACGGGTTTGCCGGTTCTTAAGAAGCGCCTGGGTGCGGCGGTGAAGGAAGCCGCCTGAACGATTTTCGGGCCCGGGAGGTGGGCGGCGCGTTATTGGTGCGCCGCTCGTTCCGTAAACCGCCCTGGCCTGAAGGTGAACCCGGCCGCGCCTGTAACTTGTGTCAGAGTCTCGGGCGCGGCCGCAAATGAAAGGACCCCTGATATGGAAACTGCAAAACGACGGACCAAAGCGCGCCAGGGCTACGACCTGATTCGTGAGGTGGCTTGCAAGATTGAGACTTTTTTACCCTCGCAGATGTTGCGCATCGCGCGGGCGATCAACCCGAAGCTCGAGGAGTTCCAGGCGCACTACGAGGTGATGGACGACCTGGAATGGTTGGATGATCCCAGGCTTTCGGGAAGTTTGCGTTGTCTGTGGACCGGTTCATCGCCCTGGGATTTTGAGGCGCGCTGTGCGTTTGTCTTCTTCCGTGAACAGGTGCTCGAAACGGGGAGCAAGATCACCGCGCACGATGTGCGGCTGGTGTATCGATTTCCCGGAGGCGAGAAACGCGGCGCCGTGTGGCTGGACGCGACGACGGGTCGCCCTTGGATGCCGAAGTCCTGCCTTTCATTTTTGCCGGGCGCGGACCGGATAAACTCCGAGCACGGGGAGGACATGCGGTTGGCGAGCTTGGAGATCACAAAGATTCGTGATGAAGAGAACACGAGTTTTGGCTGGGAGTGGGGTGCCAACCATAATTACGCGGAAGAGCGGGAAATCGAAGTTTTGCAGCTGTGCCGTCGTGCAAACGCGAAGGCGGATTGGAAAGTCATCCAGACGTTCGCTACGCGGTATCACCCGGCGGGATCGATGCTGCCCAAGCCGGAAGCGGAAGAATATCGCCTGAAGTTTTTGGCCAGGCAACGCGAGCTGGCGGAGGAGGTGGCGGCGTGAATGTTTTCCCCAACGACGAGGGTGTGGTGAAGATCACGCTCAAGCGCCGGGGCCATGCGTGGAAGTTGATCATCGTGGGCCACGGCGACGAACCGAACCAGACGGTGCTGAAATATTCAGCGCGGTGCGATTCGCTGGCTGGAGCGATTGAGCAGCTCGACCAGTGGCGCAAGGGAGTGATCATCGTATGAGAGCACCCCGCGCAAAGTGCAAGGAGGCGGCGCGCAGGACGGCACAGATTTTTCCGGCGCCGGAATTTGATTTGCTGGCGTTTATTTCGGTGGTGGCGGCTTGTGAGCGGGTCTGTGTGTATTGCGGGTGTTCGGACTCGATGGGTTGTCCTCAAGAGGGGAGCCCCACCGGCACCTGCTCCTGGATGGAGAGGCATCCTTCGACGCCGACGGGTGTTTGCTCGGCTTGTTGGGGAGGGCTGCCCGCAATCGCAACCCTGGAGCAGCTTGCTTGGAAGCCCTGGGTGATCGTGAAAATGGGAAGAAAAGGATGCCGGTTTCTAAACTTCAATCAATTTTGGACGCCCAACATTGTGCAAGCGAAGCTCTTTCTGTCCGAGAAGGCCGCAGTGCAGGACCACGTCAAGGCGCGTGGCTCTTTTGTGCGCCAGATGACTGCGGAAGAGTTGAAGTTGGTGGATCAACACCGCCGGAGGAATGCATGAACCATCACAACGCCATTGATCGATTTGCTTCTCGGGGACTGCGGGCGCAGGCCGCGGTGGACGAAATTATTTCGCACGGCCAGGCCAAGGGCGCCAACACTTCGCCGGCTGCGGGATCTCATCATGCCGGCGCCTCCCAGGGCGCGGGCGGTCCGTCGCAGGGCCGCTCGCGCTCTTCCAGGAAGCCAAAGGAGGAAGTGCCGGGATTTGTCGGTCGCTGGCTGATTGAGCGCAACTTTCGCGGACGCAAGACATGGGCAACGCGCCGCTATGGATGGACGAATAACGCGCAGCGCGCGTGGCATTTCATGGACGAGGAGTCGGCCCGTGCTGAAATTCGCGTGGCGGGTTGCAAGGCCGTAGAGATGTTTTTCTGGAAAGGCATTTGATGGGCTCTCCTGAAAACATGATCCGCGCGCAGCTGGAATATATTTTTAAGGAGGTCATCTCCCACGATGTTCACGGGTCTTTTTTAAAGCACTTCGCGCGGGCCTTCATTAACGCTGATCCCGAAAATGTGGAGCTGTTGCTGCTGCCGGCGCAGGTGCTGGTGCTCAAGTACGATTTGGTGAAGCACCTGCCGGCGCACGGAGATCTGACGCGCGAACCGGACTCGGCGCCCAGCAGAAAGTTTTTTTCTATTTCCCCGGACCGCAAATCGATCACGTGCCATGTCTGCGGCCGGACGAGCTATCACCCGGAGGACGTGCGCAACGAGTATTGCGGGAATTGCCACGTGTTTCACCGGGACCGGGCCGCACAGGCGGCCGCTCCAAAGAAATGATTTTTTCGCCCACAACAAAATTGCTGACGCTGGCCGAAGTGGCCGGCGAGGTGCATGTGGCGAAATCGACCGTCGGCGAGTGGGTCTACCAGGAGGAGTGCCTGGCGAGTTTCCGCAAGGGATCAATCCGGCGCGTGTCCCTGGAGAACCTGACGCGATTTGTGATCCTGAACACTTTGAACCCGCGCCGGCCGGAGTGGATGACGGCGGCGGTGCAAACGGAGTTCGAGAAGCGGCTAGAGGAAATTGCCGGCCGGATACTGGAGAGGCGACTGGCTGTGATCGGCGAAAGGAAAGCGGCATGAATCGATTGAGCGAATTGGATCCAATCCGTCCGGAATTGGAAAAATGGATTGAGGACACGGCGCAGAAAATGGGAGACAGCGTCATTTGCCTTTCCATTTTTACGAAGGATTACAAGCGCGCGATTGATTCGCTGCTGCAGTTTGCAGTGGCTTCGATGATGGATAAGCCGCTCTACCTGCTCGCTCCTGACAACGTGACAATTCCGGAACATGTGAAAAAAATCGCTTCGGCCATAGAGTTTTACACGGAGGGTGACGACAAGAGTTTTCAAGAGGCTTCCCGCCGACTGCTGGCCACAGCGCAAGCAAGAGGGTTCTCGGCATGACGGATTAAGTTTATGAGCACAACTATGTTTCTTGCCAGACACGCGGCACCTTCCGGTGCGGATTCACACACCGTGGCCCCGCCAACGATTTTAACTGTCTCCGAACGGGCGACGCTGTTGGAGTGCGAGTCGTTGATTCGCGAAAACATCAATGGGTTTTTTGCGGTGGGGAACGCCTTGCGGCGGATTTTCCGACAGGAGCTTTACCGGGAGAAGTACCTGACCTTCGCGGAGTATTGCCGGCGCGAATGGGACATCACGGACCGTTACGCCCGGCACCTTCGGGCGGCGGCCGAGGTGGTGAGTTTTTTGATCGACCATGATTTTGCGGCGTTGCCGGCAACGGAGAGCCAGGCCCGGCCGCTGGCGGAGTTGCCCGAGGCGGAATGGCGCGATGCCTGGGAGGAAGTGGTGGGGACGGCGCCGGAGGGCAGGATCACGGCGGCGCATGTGCGCGAAGTGGTGAAACGGCGGGTGGCCAAGACCAGTCCAAAGTCCAGCACCGCGGAAGCAGCCAAAGCTCCGGCAAACTTGAACGGCGAAGCGGCCGCGCCGCAGGCCCCTGAGCCGGTGGCCATCGACCTGCCGGATTTATCCACGCGGGAGAAGCGGATCCGGGAGCAGGCGGCGCCGGCGCTGGCAGAAATGCGCAAGCTGGCGGCTGTGATCGGAGAGTTTGATGCGTCGGCGCAGACAGGGGTGGTGGTCTCGATCAAGTTTCTGGAGAAACTGGTGAAGCACGCCGATGAGCTGGAAAAAGCCAAGGCTGAAAAGGCCAGGGCGGCCGAGGCCAGGGCTGAGGAAGGGTTGCGTGAACACTTGCCGCGGGTGCTGGAAGCCAGGGCGCAGGCAAAGGAGCCGGAGGAGGCATGAGCGCGCGCATGGATTCGGCCAATCATTTTTCGGTGGTACCGGCAGGGAACGGGTCGCTGCGGATCATGCTCGCTCCGGAGCCGGGTGAGATGATTTCGCGCGGCCAGGCGTTGAACCTGGCGGCGTGGCTGGTGGCGACGGTGAACGAGACGCAACCAAAAGAAGGGACGCTCGAGGAGTTTGAGCGGCTGGTGAGCGAGATACGAGCATGAGGCAGTGGGCAGCTTTTAAAATTTATGAAAATAAAAATTACCGCTGGAGATTTTGGTGCGGATTATGAAGCCGAAAACGGGCAAGCGGCCATCAAGCTGTTCTTTCAAGAGATCTTGTCGGGGCGCGTAAAATTGGACCGTCTTTCCCCACTTGGTGAGTGGAATGATGGAACAGAGCCAATACCGTTTAGAATCGCACCTGCTTTGTTCAAGGCTGGAAGATTAACCGCAGCGGAACTGGTAGCAACATTCCGCGCTTGCGATCTGGATTTTGAGCCAATCGAAATCATGTCAATGGCGCAAGCCGATGCCTGGATGATTCGATGAACAAAAGCGCACCAAAAAAATTGATGGCGTCAGGCGTGAGCATCGAGCGCAAGGGAGCGCAGGTGATCATCACGGCCAGCGACGAATTCGAGGCTGAGCTCCTTGAGGCCTCGCTCAAGGACGTGGAGTTGTTTGCGCTGGTGCTGGTGACGGGAGCCTTGCGCAAGCTGCCCAACGGGCGCAGGCGTTTTGAGGCAGTGCGATTGGTGGAGGCTTTGACGCAGATCGGCACACCATTACCCGAATGAGCGAACAGACCGCTTTTCCACTTTCCTGGCCGGAAGGCTGGCCGCGGACGAAGTTCCGCAAGAGCAGCCCGTTTACGCGTTCGATCTCTTACGGGGCGCGCAAACGTTCGATGGATGAGGCGCGCCGTGGATTAGCGACCGAACTTTCGCGCCTGGGCGCGCGCAAGGAAGTGCTTTCAACCAACGTCGGGTTGCGCATCGATGGGATGCCATACAGCGGACAGGCCCAGCCGGCCGATCCGGGTGCGGCGGTTTATTTTGAGTTGAAGGGCAAACCGGTTTCGCTCGCGTGCGACAAATGGGATCGCGTGGAGGACAACATTTGGGCGATCGTCAAACACGTTGAATCCATCCGCGGCCAGGAACGCTGGGGTGTGGGTTCCGTGGAACAGGCGTTTCGAGGTTACATGGCGTTGCCGGCACCGGGTCAAAGCAGCGCGCTGCAATGGTGGAAGGTTTTGGGGGTGCCGATCAATGCGAGCGCCAGCCAGGTGAAGGAAGCGCATCGAGTGCTGGTTGCCAAACATCATCCCGACAAGGGCGGCGACGTGGAGATGTTTCATCGCGTGCAAGAAGCTTGGAGGGTGTTTCAACTGGAATGTAGCGGGGAGGCCGTGGCGTGATTCCCGGCAAGCCCATTTTCGTTCGAGCAGTTCAGGGTAAGAGTGTCGCGATTTTTCCGGCCGCGGGCTCTGTTACGTCGTGGAAAAAAGGGAAGTGCTGGAGTGTAATGTGCGGTAACCCAATCTGGTTTGCCCACCTAAACAAAAATGGCAGAGCGGACATTGGCTACTGCTATTGCTGCTATCACTGGAGGGTTTTCGAATACGCAGCCAAGGGCATCAAAGAGCGCGGCGATTGGTTCCTTCTGGAAAACGGCAAGCTGGTCAAATGGGTGTTCGACCAGGAATAAAAGCAGGCGCGTTATGCGAGAAAGGACGAGCTTTGAACTTGAGCCAGGCGCAATTTGAACAGATCGAGTTGAACGTGCGCCGGAGAGTGGCGACGTGCTTTGACCCGGAGGAAATGCGCATCCTGGATTATTTCGTCGAGCGGTCTTTCCGCAAGGGGCGCACGGCGGCTTATTTCCGCGTGTTCCGCGAACTGGGCGCGGCGACAGAGACGACCTCGCACGCGCACGAAGCGCTCAAGCGGCTGGTGGAGAAGCGGGTGTTAGTGCGGCTGCCTTGCCGAATGGAAGGCAGCCAAAAAAAAGCCCCAGGGCGCCGATCGGCGCCCCGGGCATGAAGCCGGACCCTGATGATATTGGCCAATAAAATATGACTGAACACTCATGTTATCAAGGCAATAGCGCCGGTCGACCGGGGGGCCCTAAAATGCAGGATTTAAAATGCGCCGCCATGTCCTGCTCCTTTCGCACCGGGCTGGGCGAGCTCGCCTCGGGACGGGAGGGAATTAAATTGCGGCCCAACGAACTGCGGCTTGGTTACCAGATCTGCCTGGAGACGTTTGATGCGGGACTGGAGAGTGGGCGCTGCACGGACGAAGACCTGGACCGCTGGGCGAGACTGTTGAATTTAAAAGATTCGAAGGGCTTTCGTGGGGACAAGGTGGCGAGTATACTGAACACTTTGAAGGACCTTGGTATCGTGGACATCAACCCGGGCCAGGGCACCTTTGAACCAAGGCCGCACCCCCAGGTGTGGCTCCGGGCCCGCGCGATGCGGGCCCGCGAATTTACCGGCGCGGTTTCATCCCACGCGCCGGAGCTGCAACTGCGAGCCGAGCGGCCGCTCTCCGAGGCCCTCTCCGAATTAAGCAGGGAGGCGGCGACGGGTCAAACCTCAACCGGCGCGACGCCGGCGGTTTCGTCGGATAAATCCGACGAAACACAGGGCAGCCCGTCCGAACTTCGTCGGATAAATCCGACGACACAGCAAAGCCCTGATTTTGCGGCGAAAACTGCGTCGTCGGAAAAATCCGACGACAGTGGCGGTACGCGCGCGCGCGAACGTTTAACGTGTACACGTTTAGAAGAGGTACAAAAAACGTTTAAACGTAGCGCTTCGTCGGAAAAATCCGACGAACCGGACCCGCGCAGGCGGCACCGGGTGCAGGAAAGGGTTCGCTCGTTTGTAGGACTGGAGGACTGGGCCAGGAAAGGGTCGTGGGGCAGCGCCTACTACGTTTGGAACAGTGGCGAAGCCATTGATCGCGTCGAGCGCGTATTGAACTATGTGCTGGCTGGGCTCCAGGATAAAAGCATCAAGGTGGAGAAAACGCCCGGGGCCTGCTTGTGGTACTACTACGGCAAACAGACCGAAAAGGAAACGGGCCTGAAGCGCTGGAAATTTGAGAGGGAGGAAGCGCGTGGTTAAGCTCGTGCAAATGTTGTGCCCACAGCGGCACTGCCTCCTGGCCAGCGCTTACGCCGAAGGCGCCGGCAACTTTCTCGAGGCCTGCGAGCAGCTGGAGGGGATCATTCGCGATGCCGGCATGAACCGCTGGTGCGCGATTTGCGGTTCGCGGGATCTTCGGTTTGAGGAGGGCACGACAAGCTATCAGACGATGGCGGAGGCGTTGCCGCACCTGATGGCCAACGAACAGCGCTGCATCGACAGCCGGCGTTTGCTGGACAGCCTGGGGCAAACGGCGGCAGGCGCCGGATCGTTTGACCTGGACAAAATCATGCGCGAAACGCGCAGGAGGTGGCGATGAGACAGGACGCGTTAAGGTTGTTCTTAATGGCTCTTGGCGCGCTGCTGCTTAGTTTGAACTGCCTGCGCCTTTTGAATGAGAACAGGGATTTGCTGGCGCTGGAGAAACAGCAGAAGGACCAGATTGCCCGGCTCATCCACCAGGTGTCGGAAGCGGAGCATGACGTGCAGATGACTGCGTTGACCTGCGGCGTGGGCGGTTACGCGGCGGCCCGGAACGGGATGCCGATGGACCAGTTTTTTGCGACGATCACCAATGCATTCGGCATTACGAACGCAGCGGTGCAGGTGCAAACAAACGCGGGCCCCAGTGTTCAAAGTTCAAAGGCGATGGCGAGGCAGTTATGAGCAACGACACACGAGACCGGATGCAGGAGCTCGCGCGGGCGATCGAGGCGATTATTCCGCCGGGGACCGGCTTTGCCGTGTTGTGCTTCGACAGCGACCGGCCAGGTGAAGGCCCGCGCGGGGCGCTGGAGTACGCGAGCAATGCGAAGCGCGAGGACATTTGCAGGGCGATGCTGGAGTTCGTCCAGAAATCGGCCGAACATTTTGGCCAGCACGAGCTGCAGCGGTTGCTGACGACGCAGGCGGAGATCGACGAAAGCGAAAAGGAAATCCTCATGATGGCGCTGGCGGAGAGTGCCAACACGCATCCGGGGCACGAAGCGGCTTTGGCCATGCTGGCGAACAAGTTCGACGGGATGGCGTTGTTTGTGAAAATGAAACGAATTTTTCGGGGGCCGGGATGATCGATCATCTGATCAATCGCACCCGCGTCATGGTTTCGGTGTTGGAGACAAATTTAAAACCGGCGCGCCGAGCGTGTTTTATATCGCAGCTGGCAGTGCTCTGTATGGGGGTGTTGATGGTTGAAAATTGCCTCAGCTGGTGGGGTGATTTTCAGCGGCCGGTCCGGTGGGTGGACGCGGTGGACGCCGGGGTCGATTGCTTCTGTTTGATCTTGAACTGCCTGGTTCTGAGAAGACAGCGCCGGACTTACAACCTGATGCGGACGGCGCACCGAAATTTCTCCAAACTGGTCAACGCCGAGGTTTTGACCGTTTCAATGATCGACCACCATATTGAGCAGGCGGTAACGGCGATCGATAAGTTGTAGTCCGGCGGAGGTGGGCCGCCTGGCGCAGGTTGACGGCCATGTATTTGACGATGATGCGGTGGCCGTGGGTTTTGGCGGTGTTGATGGAGATCTTCAGGCGGGAGGCGATTCCCTTCCATTGTTCCCCGCGGTCGTAGAGTTCGAGGACCAGGCGTTCCGTAGGACTGAGTGGCAACATACGCTTCTCTCAGGCCGGCCCAGGGAAAAGGTATAGGGAGGATGAGCGCGGGTCGAGGCTAAAGCCATGTCACCAAAAGGGTGACTGGGCAGGATCCGCATTGACGGTAGGATGCACGGCGCCAATGGAGGCGAAGAAACAATCCGGCAACCTGCCGGAGCCCAATCAAGCTCCGGCTTTGCCGTCCCTGCAATCCAAAGAAGAGGCCGCCGCGGCCGTGAGGGATTACGCCCACGCGCTGGCTTCGCTGGTGCTGCTGACGGCGGCCCGGCAGAAGGCCATCACCGAACTGGAGACCAAACACGACAACGGATTGAACGGGTTGGAGGGCATCACGGCCGTTTCCGCCAAGGTGAGCCGGCTGAAAGTGCAGCTGGAGGAGTGGGCGCGCGGGAACCGCGGAGAGTTTGGCGAGCAGCAGTCGCTGGAGTTCAGCCACGGGGTTTTGCAGTTCCGCCAGGGCAGCCGGAAGATTGGTTTTCTGGCGCGTTGGAACGAAGAGAAGGTGCTCAAAAAATTGCGGTCCTTTGCCGTGACCAGCCAATGGCGCGAGTACCTGCGAACGAAGTTCGAGATCGATCGCCAGGAACTGCTGAAGCAAACCAAGGATGGCGGCAAACTCCCGGTCGCCCGGCTGAGCGAGATAGGGGTCAAGATCGTGCGTGAAGAGGGGTTTGATATCGAGACCAAGCCGGAAGCCGTGGCCAGGGATTGCGACCTGATACCGTGAAACGGATTCTTTTATTTCTCATACTGCCGTTGGCGGCCGCTGCCGCTTCGTTGAATCCGGCGGATTACTCGACGAACTGCCCGGACACGAACTTCTTTGAACTCACCTGGACTCCGTCGCCGGACACGAATGTAACCGGATATGTTGCACTTTACGGGACGGCCTCGAACAACTTCACCAGGTCACAATCGTTGGGCAACGGGACAAACGGAATTTTGTTCACGACGAATATGGAGCCGCTGTATGTGGCGGTGGTGGCGTTTGACCGCGCTGGGAGTGTGAGTGATCCCTCCAACATCATTCCCCTGATCACGCCGGGCGTGCCGCGGACCAACATTTTGATTTCGTGGGGAGCCAACCTGGCCAACGTGGTTGTGCAGGCCTCGCCCGACCTGGTGAACTGGCCGTTCGCGACGAACGTCACCGGGTCGAACATTGTTTTATCGATTGACCCGCGGCGCAGCTGTTTCTTCCGCGCCACAGATTCCCTGGGCAATCCGCTGACGATCAATTTTGTTTGTCCCTGGGTGCAGCCATGATTGAACGCGTCGAGCTTGATCTGCAGCAGTTCGGGTTGACCGTGACAAACTCGAGTTTTTGCTACGGCCTGCGCGCCGGCAATAAGGGGCTGCAGGAGATGTTCTCTGAGTTTCGCACCTTCGTCGCCTGCGAACAGCAGAAGCCGTTTACCATCGCGACGCCGGCGACCTGGTGGGACCATTTCAAACAGCGATTTTTTCCACACTGGCTGACGCGGCGGTTTCCGGTCCAGTTACAGACTCACGAGATAGCGATCAAGACGGTCTACCCGTTTTTAAAAACGAAGCTGCCGCTGCGGATGACTGGTTCGCGGGTGATCGTGCTGGCCAACGAGCGGCCGATCGGAGGGTTTTTGCCGCAGAGCAACGGGATCGCGGTCGACGAACAATATGCGCCCGCGGAGGCCTTCCAGAAAAAGTTTGCCGTGGCGGACAAATGCCCGATGTGCCGGCGCGCTTTAGTGGAACGGCCGTGAATGAGATCGAGCGGCTGCAGGGAGAAATTGTGGCGATGAGCAAACGTATTGCGCGGCTGGAGATCATTTTTCAATCCCGTGGAGTGCTGAGTGACGACGCGCGCCAGGCGGAGGCCCTGGCGGAGACGCTGGGTTTCGAACTCGAGGTGATTTATTTGCCGGCTTCGGCTCGCCCGAGGAAGGGAGTCTATGCGCGCAAGCGTTCGGAGATCGTGCGCCGCCTGCATGCGGAGGGATGGAACAACACAAGAATTGCACGCGCGTTGAGCTGCGCGGACCGCACGGTGGAGCGCATCCTGTCCCGACAGCAACCACCTGGCCCGTGGACTAACAAGGGCAAAAAGGGATAGGCGTTGAACCATTGCACACGTGCGACGCAAGCGAACGCGAAAGACTCCCGGTCCGAAACCCTCGATTACTCTGGCGGTGGTTAAGCGTGTGGCTGTGCGCGTGGGGCGGGGACTCACTCTCAAACTGGCTTTGGCGGCCGAAAACAAGGCCACCATCAACGAGGAGACGTGGAAGAAGGCACTCCAAGCGCACCCCGAATTTTCCCCCCATTATGAGGCCGGCAAGGGAAAGTTCCTGGACCGGGCGACTCAGCGGCTGGCTGCCTCCAAGGAATTGGGCAATCTCAAGTGGCTGCTGGAGCGTCGCTTTCCTGATTTGTTTGCCAAGCCCGATCCCGCCCCGGTGCAGGTCAATAATACAAACGTGTTCGAGCTGCCGGCCGACGTGGTCGAGCGGGCCCGCGAACTTTCAAAACATGGCCACTGATGCCGAACTGGTGGCGCGGGCCCTGGCTAAACCCAGCTCTTATGCGCGGGTCAGGCTGGGCATGGCCTTGCACCCCAAACAGGCGGCCGTGTTGGATGATCTTTTTCACAAGGCGAAGAGCCGGCTGGCATTTTTCTGTTCCAACGAAGTGGGCAAGACCTCGCGCGTGGCCACCGCGGCCGTTCTGTTTGCGCTCGAAATCAAACGGGCGCGCGTGCAGGTGACAAGTGCCAGCGACCGACAACTGAAAGAGCAACTCGTGCCGAACCTGAAGCGGCAGGAGCATCTCTTTCCCCGGTGGGAGTTCCTCGACCGTTCGATCAAAATCGACGGTATCAACGATGCGCTGTTTTACACGGGCCGCGACCAGGGGACATTTCAGGGGTTTCACGAAGAGACGGAAGACGGCCAGAGCAAGCCGCAGTTGATCATCGTTGACGAAAGTGCGGCGGTCCGCGACGACATCCTGGGTGCAGCTGAGGACCGCTGCAACCCGACCTGGCTGTTGTTCATGGGTTCACCGTTGGATCCCTCGGGCCTGTTTTACCAGATGAGCCGGGAGCGCAGCGGGTTTTATTCGTGCCACCGGTTGAACAAGCTGGAGTGCACAAAACAGAAAGGTGGCTGGCACGACGCCGAAGACATCGCTCGCACGATCGCGAAGAACAACGGGTTGGATTTAGAAAGCTCGCTCCAGATTGTTCGGTCAGGAAAGCACAACGGTCTGGTAAAAGACCCACTCACGCTTTCGAGTGTGTTCGGCGAGTTCTCGACCTTTGTTGAATATGCGCTGCTGACTTTGAGCGAGTACCAGAAGTGCGCGGACAATCCGCCGCCGGTGCAATCTGGTAGCCGGCATGCGTTTTGTGACTTTGCCGGCGGCCGGGCTAAGAACGTGCTGGCCGTGCGCAACGGCAACAAGGTTTGGATCGAGCACAAATGGATTGAACCCAACGAAATGGCGGCCGTGGGCGAGTTCATCCGGCTGTTTAAGAAGCTGCAGCGAGAGATCGGCTTGCGGCCGGAAGAGGTCGACGGCGACGGCGACGGGCTCGGCGGCCCGATGGTGCGTCGCATTCAGGAGCTTGGGGTTAACATCAACGATTTTCACGGAGGCGCGGCGCCGCGCTTCATAGACACTTATGCCGACGCGTGGAGCGAGGCCTGGGGCGAGACGGCCGGAAAGATCAAGGGCAGTGAAATCATTCTCCCGCGCGACGGTGAATTTCAGAGCCAGATTTTAGGCCGGAAGATAAAGCCCATCAGCAACGGGCGCATGAAACTGGAGACCAAGGAAGACATGCGCCGGCGGGGACTGCCGTCGCCCGATGAAGCCGACGCGCTTTGTTGCGCCTGCATGCCGCCGATGATGCTCCAGAGTTTCAGCGCGCGGTCGGAACGGGACTGGGTCCAGCAGCTCGAGGACTACAACCAGGGACAGGACGCGGGAGAAATTCCGGGGGGGTTTTGCCCGTGACAGACGCCATCCCAATTCAAGCCGAGGCGCGGTTTGTCACTTTTGAGGACCTGGAGAAGGCCTGTTTGATTGTGCTGCGGTCCGATAACCCGGCCGCGGCCCACCGCTTTTCTCAATCGGCGCGAAACATTCCGCTGCCGGAAGGCAAAAAACTTCCAGCAATCCCAATCATGGTTTTACCCCGGGACGCTCAACTGGAGCTGGTCGACGAGGCGACGATGGCGCGCGCCGGCTGGTATCGAAAGGAAAAGCTTTGAGCGCCTCACTTTTCAGCAACGCTCACAACATGCTGCTGTCGCGGCTGGTGTGGGAAAATAAACAGCGGCTCTTTTACCAAATGCGCCATGACGGGTTGCGGCGCCGGCAGAAGCCGTTTCCCACCGCGGCGGACATGCATTACCCGGAGATTGACATGGCGATCCGGAGGCTGAAGCCGTTCTGGATGGGCCAGGTGCAGAGCGGGGACCGGTTGGTTCAATTTATCTCGATGCAGGACCAGCTTGCGACGCTGACCGATTGCGCAGCCGATTATTTTGATTTTTACCTGACGCATCGCACGAAGTTTTTGCGCAAACTGCGCGTGGGCGTCGACCACATGCTGCTGCGCGGCCGCGGCGTGATCAAATGCACCGTCGACCCTTTCAACGGCTACCAGCTGGTGTTCGAAGCAGTCGACCCGCTGTTCATCATCATGCCGGATTCCGCCATTGATTTTGACGACGCGGACGGCTTTGTTCACTGCCGGCAGATGACGGTGCCACAATACAAGCGGAACCGGCGATATAACCAGGACCAGGCGGCGCTGCGCCGGATTGTGGGCTCCGTCAACTTCGAGAATTATTCGACGCTCCTGCAGGACAAACGCATTCGCGAAGGCATCACGCACAACCGCAACCCCAACGCCATACTGCTGTGGGAGCATTACACCAAAACCATGGGCGGTTGGACGGTGAACACCTATTGTCCGTACAACCCCGACGTGGAGGTCCGCCAACCCTTTGGGGTACCGTACAAAGTGGACGGCAAGGTGAGCCTGCCTTTCTTCTCTTTTGCCATGGAGGTGAAGGACGAAGGGTGGTACGCACCGCGCGGCCTGGGCGAACTGCTCGCGCCGGTGGAGCAGTACCTGACGAAGTTGTGGAACGAGAAAGCCGACGCCATGACTTTTGGCAACCGGCCGGTGTTCACGGCCGAGGGCGAGATCGGCAACACGGCGAATATCCGCTGGCAGCCGGGCGAGTTTATACCGCGGAATATCAAGGCCGTGCAGATGAGTCCGCTCCCGTTTTCGTTCGACCAGGAATTGATGTTCGCGCGCTCGATCGGCGAGGAGCAGTCGCAATCACCGGACTTCGGCATCACCAATTCCGCGCAACAACAGCAGGGCACCAAGCCGCGGACCGCGACAGAAAACCAACGCATCAGCGCCTTGCAACAGGCCGGGACGAACGACAATGGCAACTTCTTCCGGGAAGACCTGGGACGGCTCTATAAGCACGCCTGGGGATTAATCTGCCAGTATCGTGACCGGGATTTTGCGTATTACGCCGCGGGCAAACTGGGCGTGCTGCCGGCGGAAGCCTTGCACGACAAATATTTGATCGCTCCGGACGGATCTCCGGACGGTTGGAACCGCATGGCCAGGTTTCAGAAGTCCGTGGCCCGGCTGCAGCTGTGGAAGGGCGATCCCAATTGCGACCAGGACAAGTTGAAGCGCGATGTGATGGCTGCCGACGACGCGCAGTTTGCGCAAAAGGCCTTCATTCCATCCAACCTCAAAGCGGCGAGTGAATCGGAAGATGAAGCGATGGAGATCGTGATCCTGGAGCAGGGTTTCCCGGCCGCGGTGTTGCCCGGCGAAGATCACGTGAGCCGGATCATGGTGGACGTGGGTTGGCTGGCAAAACAGGGCATGACCGGTTCGCCAATGGATCCCGTGGCCAAGCAACGGGTCTTCCAGCATCTGATGATGCACTTCCAATATCTCAAACAGCAACAGCCGCAGGTGGCCAAACAGATTTTATTGAAGATCAAGGCGCTCGAACAAACGCCACGCACGGCCGGCGCGCCCGCGCCAGGGAATACGAACTCCATACAGAATGCTCCACCACAAGGGACGCCGGGCGCGCCGACCGGGCAACCGTTTAATCCCAGCTTATGAAAGTCGAGGTTCACATTGCGCCACCGGCCGGGTTTCACCCGGAGGGAGAAGTGAAGATGTTCGCGCCGATCTCAGACCCGAGCGCCTGCGTGCTGGTCCAGCAGTGGTCCGAAAGCCCGCTGATTGTGAACCCGCGCAAGGTTTGGGTGGCCGTGCAGACAGTGCGCGTGGACAAAATCAAATTCATTAGTGGCAGTGCCACTGGCGGTAATTATGAGCAAATTCCAAACAACCATCCCCGTCGATCTTAAGGCCGTGCTCGACCAGCTGCCGGAGCGCAGTTTTGTGAACGGCATTTTGTTCGACGGCGAGAACGTGATCGTCCACTGGGAAAATGACGATTACACGACGCCCTATACGTTTCCTTTGGAATGGGATCCAAAGCAGGGGGAGTTGCCGCAGCATGTCACCAAGGGAGCCAGGGCGCCGGTTTCGCCGACTAAACCGGTAAACAAAGGCGGCGCGCAGCGCAATCTGTCCCGACAGCAACCGGGTTCGACGGCGACACCGGTGGCAAAAGGGACCAAAGATGCGGGCGTGCAAGCTACTGCCGCCATGAAGCCCAAGACGCCAACCCCCAAAGCCAAGTGAATTTGATCTTATTAGCTCTCTGCGTCGTGTTCGCCGCCTGCTTGTACTGGGCGAAGCAGGACCTCGCCGATCTGCAGGGCGAACTGGACACGCGTGAGGCCGACTACGAGCGGCTGAAAAAGCAGCACGCTGAAGTGGTGCTGAAATATTTCAACGAGGAGACCGGACCGCGATTTGACCGCGCGCCGGATTGGACTCCGGACGACGCGCTGGCGCTCGATGCTTTTCTCAAAACACCAGCCGGGCAGGCGTTGCGGCAACGTTTTGAAGTGGTGGCCGGAAACGTTTGCGTGGCCGGCTGTGCTGATGCGATGCACTCGGCCCATAGCGCGGGCATTGGGCACGGCTGGAACGAGGCCCTCCAGTGGTTTTTAAAACTTTCGCGGGTGACCGGCGAGCAGGTCACACAATCCGATCAACCCGAGGACGTGGACGAAGCGGCGTTGGTCGAACGGTTTTCGTCCTGATCCCGCGCGAGCGGGAATGAAGCAACATGAGCGTAGCGCTTGACGAGAATATGTCCGGTTTGGCGGACGCCGATGCACGTCTCGCCGCTTTGGAGTCAGCAGAGCTGACGGCCCAAAAAGCGAGCGGAGCGGGTGCGGTGCCGACTGACCAGGCAAAGCCGGACGCGGGCAAACCCGCGGCAGCGGATCCGGCGGCTGCACCAGGCAAGCAGGAGGCTCAGACCCCAGCGAAATCTTCTACCGACACACCAGCGGCGGCGGATGGCAAATCTGCCCCCAATAGCGACACGAAAGATAATACGCCGGCAGCCAAACCGGAGGCCGGCAAAACGGACGCCAAGAGCAACTATACCAAAAGCCAGGAACGGCTGGAGCGGACCTGGGACAACGTCAATAAGCGCAAAGGTGACCTGGACACGCGCGAGCAACAGCTGACGCAACGCGAACAGCAGTTGCAGCAACGCGAGGCGCAATTCAAGGACCAGGCCGAACGGGCGCAACAGCCGCAACACAAGCCGGAGGACTTCGAACGCGCAGCGCAATTGAAACTGCAGCGGGCGCAATCGTTGCACCAGCAGGCCGACGGAATCGAGGCCCGGGCCAAAAAGCTTGAGGACGACGGCAAATACACTGAAGCCGCCAAGGCGCAGGAGGAAGCCAAGGGTATCCGCAAAAAGGCGTACCAGGAGGAAGGCAACGCCGAGGACCTGAAAGCGCACGCGGGTGAGCTGCGGAAAAATCCGCCGCCTACCCAGGCGCAACGGGATCAGCAACTCGAGACGCAGCGCAAGGAATGGACCACCAAGGCGGCGGCCGAGTTCCCCGACCTGGCGAAGAAGGGGAGCGAGTTGCAAACGCGCGTGGCCAAAAGCTTGAATGAGCTTTGGAACACTGACCGGGTATTGGCGAGCCATCCTCAGATTATCTATTACGTGACGAAACTGGAGGCGGCGCAGACTGCGGCCGCTCGTGTGCCGGCGATGGAGAAGGAACTGGGAGAACTGAAGGCAAAGGTGAAGGAATACGAAGCCCTCACAGCTCCCGGAGGCGAAGGCGCGGCCCAAAGGCCGGCGGCCGGAGACCAGGCCAGGACCGACGCGGAAGAACGCGCCGAGCTTGGCCAAATGGCGGAGCAGGTGGGGACCATTCGTTGACCGGTTAAACCTTTGCCCGTGTACACATGGGCGCAGCAATCTCAACGACGAATCCGGCGGATTTCGCCAATCGGTTACAAAAATACTTTTCGCGGCAGCTTTTAAAAGCGCTGCAATTCAACCTGAAACTGGGCAGCTACGGCGTAGCCAAGGAACTGCCCGCCAACTCCGCGGCCAACACCATCCGCTTCTTCCGTCCGCGCAAAGCGAGCCGGACGAGCGTGGTCGCCCTGGCCGAAGGCGCGGCGCCGGCCAACCTCACCGAGGTGGCCATCGGCTTCGTGGACATCCAGCTGCAGCAACGCGGTGCGCTGGCAAAAATCTCCGACATCGTCCGCGCGATCGACTTGCTCGACACACTCGATGTCTACACCAAGACCATGGGCGCAGACGCGGCCCTGGACTTCGACGCGGTCTGTTCGCACGCGATTTGTTCGCAGGCCGGCACGGCCGATGCCGACGGCACGGCCAACCCGATCCCCGTCGGGCAAACCACGATGTACGGCAGCAACACGTCGTTTGAGCGTTTTGCGGGCGTGGTGAACACCGGAGTGAGCGCCAACGATTGGGCAACCTTGGCCGGCAACACGATGGCGCAAGGCAAGATCACCCGTGCGGTGCACCTGGGCTGCATGACGCAGTTGCGCGTCAATTACGTGCCGATGGTCAACGGCAAATACCCGGTGGTGGTACCGCCGCAGGTGTTGTTCGACATGCGCCAGGATGGCACCTGGATCTCGGCCGCGGTGTTCGACGCGATCAAACAACGCGATTTGTGGAATTGGGCGGAGTTCGAGCTCGATGGAGGCATCTTCGTGGAGCAGAACAATCCGTTCACCGAAAAGAACACCTACGGCACCTACGATTCGACAGGCGCCATTTTCTCGGTGCTTTATCTGGGCGAAGGCGCCTTTGGCGTGCCGAAGCTCAGCAGCAACACGGCCGGCAGCGATCCCCGGCAGCCCAGCATGATCGTGCTGAGCCAGCCGGACAAAGCCGACCCGCTCAACCAGGTGGTAACGCTTGGCTGGAAGGCCTTCTACCAGGCCGGCCTGCTCTTAACCAACGAAAACGACGTGCCGCACCTTGTGCAGCTGCGGTGCAAGGCAACTTTCTCATGACGTGAGGTCCTGAGGAACGGGCGAGCCCGGCGGCTGGATGCACGCCGGGCAGCCCACTCAAACAAAAACCAACAAATTTTAAAACTCATGAACACGATCAAAACCATTTTACTGGGAGCCGCCCTCGCTGTGGCGATGGTGCTCCCGGCCGGCGCGAGCACGCTGGAAAATCCCAACGGTTACAACTTTTTTGCCGGAGTCGGCAAGAACCAGGGAAATACGAACAGCTTCTACGTGGCCGGCAATTACACGCTGAGCAACTCCACGCCGATCCTGCGCTACGCCAATGTGACCAGCGACACGGGCGTGCTGCAGTTCTATTCGCTGACCAACATGACATCGATCGTCAACCCGACGAACTCGGGGACAACGAACTTGATAGTCGTTTCCACCAATAACTACTCGGCCGGGCAGGTGGTGGTGATTAAACACATTGCCACGGACACCTACGAATGTCTGCCGCTGCAAACGGTGGCCAACACGAACCAACTGACGCTTGGGAACGCACCGCTTTCGCAGTGCGCCACCGGAGATCAAATTTGGGTGGCTGGGGCGACCGGATCCATCAGCGCCGTGGGCACAAACCTGACAATTACCCAATCCGGGGAATTCCTCTACGCAGGGCAGTACAAAACGCCGTTGCTCATCACGGTAACCGGTACTGCCAAGGTCGGACTGAACTGCGTGGCCGGGGCCTACCAATAGCCATGAAGACACCAGGTAAACCAGGCGGCCTCATGGTGGCCATTGGCGTGCCGAAAGGGGGCGCCGGTTCTGACGCCGGCGCCGGCACGCCGGACAGCTCTGACGGCAACGACGCACAGGAACCGCAGGACCAATCCGACGGCGGAAACGAGGATTGCGTTTCGCTTTCTGCGCTCGCGATGCCGGACCCGGATAACGGGGACCAGATGGCACCGCCGCAGGTGGGCGACCGCGTGACTTATACCGTTGAGGGAACAGTCACCCGAGTGGACGGGGAGGAAGCGTACGTGAAACGCGAGACAATCAACGGGCAGCCTGTGGAGCCTTCCCCCGACGATTCGGGTGCGCCTGGCGACCAGGACCAGGCTGACCAGGACGAACGCGAGCAGCTCGGCGATATGGCCGGGCAGATGGGAGGCATGTCTTGAGCCAGCGCGTCCCGACCCAAACAGTTCCCAACGCCGGCGGCGGCTCTCTGGTCGCCAGCCGCGTGTTGAGCACCAAAGGCTGCAAGCTGCTTTCGTTGCTTGTCTATAACAACAACGCCGCGCAGCAATTCATACAGGTGCACGAGACCAACGCGCTGCCGGCGGACGGATCGATACCAAAATTGCCGGCGATCCCCGTGGGTGGGAAAAGCATCACGAATATCGATTTAGGCGTGAACGGGATCGACCTGGACGCGTTGACGGTGTGCAACTCGAGCACGCCGGACACTAAAACCATCGGAGCGGCCGACTGCGCGATCGCGGCCACAATTTTAGGGTGAAGAGTCGCGCACCATTCATCCTACTGGCGTTGCTCGCGGCGGTGTTCTCGATTTCACCACTGCGGGCGACGATCACCACCAGCCCGGGCGGTGGCGGAGGAGGCACCAACATTTTCAACGTCAATTCGAACGCCATTGCGACGAATAACGGGACGAGTTGGGGCCAGACCTTGGAAGCGCCGACCAATATGGTCACGGCCTCGGTTTGGCTCGGGTCAAGCAATGTGACCTTCCAGAGTTCAAACCCGGGTTCACCGATCGCAAACGAGGCCGCGGTCAGCAATGCCGTGCAGTATGCCATTTTGCAGACCGGGCGTAGCCCGGTTATCTACGCGTCGGCCGGAGTTTATGACTTGTTGAACCAAAATCTCGTGAGCTCCACGGTCAGCTTTTCCTTGTTGGGCGCGGGTCGCGGGGTGACCTGGTTTTTTGACTCGGCCGACACCAACACTACGGGCTTCCACGATATACCGTTTTTGCTGCGTGGAGGCTTGCAGGAGATGGGGAATTTTTCCTGTTCGAACGGGCTATACATCAGTCCGGGCCCGAACAACCTGGCCGTGCCTGGCAAATGCTGGGTCCACGATATGGACTTCTACGCCAACGGACCGGGCGGAGGCATCGACTGCATTTTCATGTCGACGGTCAAACTCATGACCAATGACTTTGTGAACCTAGGTCTGCACAGCGGGTTTGACTCGTTTAACCTGAACGACAATTCCGCCGGCACGTTCAACGCGCAGGTGGACCTCACCTTCCAGAACGTTTGGTTCGACGCGGTGGCCACCACCAATTCGATCGACACAGTCAGCGGCGGAGTCACGATCCGAGGTTTTGCCGTCACTTCGGGAAGCAACAGTATTTTCCGGATCAACGACAGCAGGATCAATGCAGTGGCATTCACGCTCACCAATGGCGCGAGTCCGGTCGTTTGCGACGGCATATCCCTGGGGTCATCCGTTGCGGGCACTCCGCAATCCGGCAACCAGATATACCTGCATGCGACTACAATCACGACCAGCGCCACCAATGGAGTTACTCCGTACGACATCGCGTTCCGCACGGTGACCAATGTGACGGTCTACGTCGACCCAACCGACATCTGGAACCCAAGCAAGACCTTGTTCACCGGCTTCAGCAACCGGATCGTCTGCCTGAATAGTTACGGTATCAGCACCAACGTGCTGCTGGATGGCGTTTGGAAGGGAACTGAGACCATTCCCAACCTGACCACTTACCTGGCCGCGATTCCGACGAACACGGCGCAACTGGTCTATTTTACGAATTTCACGCCGGCGGCTGCTACCTCCTTCACAAACATCACCGCGGGGAAGATAACCTTACGTTGTCCAATAGCATTTTCTGCCGGAGCGAGCAGCGGTACAGGATCCAATTTTGCAACCTGCGCCTTCAACGTGAATACGAACGGAGGCCTGGCGTATTCGGACAGTCCTTTCGTTTATAGCCTGGGCGTGACGACCAACGGCGGCGGACAAACCTGGCAATGCGATCTCGGTCCCGGCGATTTTATCCAATTTCAGTCCAGCACCTCCGGCAACGGCTCGCACGCGAATTTTGGGACGGCGACCGGCTACGTGAAATGAAGCCGATGCATGAACATATCGCCGTGTTGGGGACAGCTGTGCTAGGCGCGGCGGTGAGTTTCACCGCCATCGAACATGGCCTGCGGGTGTTGATCCTGATCGGCTCAGCAATCTACGTGTGGCGGCGCGCGCTAAAAAAGCGGCTGCCCAAGGAAGAAGACTAAAACTATGAACCAAGACCAAATTCTAAATCTCATTCAAACGCTTTTCAAAGTCGGTGGCGGCGCGCTTGCGGCCAAGGGCATTGGTGACAGTTCCGTGTGGGAGGCGATCGGGGGCGCAGTCGTTGCGGCTGTTACCTGGTATCTCTCCCACAAATGGCATGCGACGCCGTCCGCGGCGCCAAGCGTGGGAGTGTCATCAATGCTGAAGCTGTTGATTGTGTGCGTGCTGTTGTCCGCCCTGGCGACTGCCTGCACCACGAATCAGCAAACCCTGGCGGCGAACACATTGTCCACCCTCGAACAGTCTGCGACGGCTGCCGTCGACGGTTATGACACACTGGTGATCCAGGGGAATCTTCCGACGAACGGCGTGCCGACCGTCACGAAGGCCTACAACGATTTTCAGGCGGCGCTGATGCTTGCGCTCGATGGAGTGCAATACAACACGAACGCAGTGGCGCCGCCGGCGCTGACAGTTGAAGCGCAGGACCTGGTGAACCTGATCAACACGATCGAGACAAACCGATAAATATGAACTGGACCATTCTTATTCCCATCATTGCCCAGTACGGGCTGCCGCTGGCGGAATCCCTTTTCCAGAAGTGGACAAGCGGCACGCCACCGACGCAAGCCGACTTCGACCAACTGCGGAGCCTGGCACAGCGATCCGGACAGGACCGCATGAAGGCGCAACTCGCGGCCGCGGGCATTCCATTGGATGACCCGAAGGCAGTGCAGCTGCTGGCGCTGGCGCAGGCGTGAAGTCGGAGCGCGATCCCGGAACGCCTCCGGCGAGTGAGGTCACTCCAGCCAGGCTCAATCGGATCCGGACCGGCGCCTATTATTACACTGACAAGAGCCGGCGCCGGAACGTGGTGATTTCAGCGGCCGATTTCGAGTTGCTGGTCGGCTGCATGCGGAGAGTGGTCGCGACCGGAAAATAAAACTATGAATATTCACGAGGAGCATTGGGAAATCGTTTTCGTTAGCGAGACGGAGAAATACGGCCTCGCAGCGCGCGTCAATGGATGCCTGCAGCTGATGTGCCGCGGCATGGTGCTGGGCGCAGCGCAACGCATCGCCGCAGCGCTGAACGGGCGCCACCAGGAAACGAAACGCGAACTGGCCTACGAGCGCGAGTGATGAATGGCATTTCCGATATTTTGAAGAGCGGCCGCGCGCCGGGGTTTCGCTCGGGAGCGAAAGACCCGCAGTCGGCCGAGGTGGCGGTCCCGCGCGCCTTCCGACAGTTGGAACAAACGCTGCCGTCGGCCGAGATCGAGCGGCAAAGCGGGTTCACCGCGAAAAAGATCAAACAGGCGTGGGACTTCAAACAAAAGCTATGAACCGTTACCAATTTGAGCGCAGCCCGGTCATCTGGCTGCTGTTGTTACTGGCGTTACTCACCACGCTCTTGTGCCACGGCCAGGATATTTCACCAGGCATTACATTTTCCGACGGCCAACGGTTGACGGCGGCCGAGCTCGAGCAATTGGTCAGCCAGGCGCAGATACAAGGCGGCTTCATCACCGACAAACCGAACGACACCACGTTGTCGCCGGCGGACGATTTTATCCTCTTCAACGCCGCGGCCAACGCGCTCTATAAAATTTCAGGGCAGACACTGTTGTACGGCAACACGACCATTATCACCACGCAACTCGAGAAGGGGCAGCCGCTCACCAACGATTACATACTGGGCTACGATTCGACCGGGCAGCAGCTGGTGAAGATCCAACTGGTGAACCTGTGGAGCAACCAAATCGCCTCCCTGCCGACGGTCTTTGCCAGCAACCTGAACCTGGGCGGCACTTTTCAAATCAACGTCAATGGCACAAACGCTACCACCGCGATATCCAACCTGTTTCTCATTTTCCCGTACACGACGCCTTTTACCAACCTCCCGGTGCGGACTGTGCCGACGAATAACGACGAGCTTTTTCTGTCCACGTCGCCGGACGGAACGAACTACGGCACCGGGCAAATCAAAATTGGGCAGCTGTTCACCAATCCGCCGGCGTTGGCGACACCTACGAACAACGACCGCGTGCTGGTCTGGAGCACAGGGACAAACCTCTGGGATAGCAGCGGCACAAATCCCTTTCTTGCCAGCGTGCCAATCCAGGACATCGGGCCTCGCACGATTGTTTTCACGAACCTGCCGACTGCGACCAATTATTTGTTAAACACAAATATCACCTATCCGTCGACCCCAATGGTGCACGTGACATTGGTGGTGACCAATAGTTCCGTGACGGCCATCACTGGGCACCTGGTCGGGGACGAAATTGACGCCACGCGCGTCAACAATCACCAGCAGACCGAGCCTTATCTCACCTGGGGTGCGAGTGCGAGCAATGTCTGGGTGAGCGGCAATAATGATTCGAGCGGAACAATAGCTATCTGGCCAAGGGCAGGCGGCCCCGTCACGGGCAGTCAGTTTGTGAACCTCACCAACTTCAACGTGCGGGTCTATGTGACCTATTTCCCAATTGGGCCATGAACAGGGACGACATCGTCAACTACATCTGCACGAGCACCGGATATCTCGATCCGGACGATGTGAGCGCGTGCCAGGAGTTTGTGCAGGCACGCGACCGGCTCATTTACGATTCAGCGCTCTGGCGCGATTCGCTGGTCATGGCGCAGATCCCGATCGACCCGGCGAACAATCCGGACAACGCGGAAGGCATGGTGTTGTTGCCGGAGGAATTCGGACGGGTCATAGCCGCGCGCACAACTGAAAACGCTGTGCGCGTGAACAACCTCGAACTCTACCTGCGTTACGACCTGGATAAGTTCCAGGAAATCGGCACGCCCTTTGAGTTCAGCGTTTTGCCGGCGTTGTGGTTTGTCTTCCGGGGATTGGTGGGCCTGCAGTTTCAGGCACAACGGGCTTTTGGTGATAACGAGGTTGCCCTGCGAGTCGTTTGGAAAGAGAACAATGTCCGTACCACTGACGATTTAAATCTCGCGAATACGGATAACATCCAGAGCCAGGCCGCGCCGCAGTTTGTGGTGAGCAACGCCGGCGACGCGAACAGCAACGGAGTCTATACCTACAGCCCCAACGGTATCGAAGAAGGCTTAGGGGCCTGGGTGAACGCGAATAACCGGATTATCACCAGCGACGGGACCGGACTGAAGATTTACGCGGACGCGACCCAATCCAATATTCTTTACCAGACGGCGGTGGGAACGAACGCCTGGACGGCCGTCAACGGAGCGGCTCCGGCCCCGACCGTGGTTTACCCGACTGACACAACCATCGAGGTCCTTGCCGCTTACAAGGGAGCGACGAACGCGCCGATTCTGGTGCTCGCGTTTAACAACTCGGTGATTTTTCCGAACGCAAATTTTCAGCCCAACCTGCCACAGCTGGCGGCCGCGGCCACCAAGAGCCCAAGCTACGTGCGCTTGCGACTGTTCGGGATCCCAAGTGTTGCCACCACGCTGCGCGTCTTAGGCAAGTTGAAATATCAGGGCTTCGATTTTCCAGAACAGGAGCCGACGGTGCGCAATTCGGAGAACGCACTGATCGCCTTTGCTCGCGCGGACCTGCTGCGGCGCGGCGGAGAGAACGCAGCCGCCAACGACACATTGCAGGAGGCGGCGGCCCTGCTGCAAACGCTCAAAGACGAAGAAGCCGTGCAGGAGGCAACCAACACCAGGATCATCCCTGACCAGGGTTACGGACCGGAATGGGGGCTTGGCCCCTACATTCGCCCTTACTTCTGATGCCCTCCGTCGCCAATACACCGTTAGCTATCGCGTATAGCGGCAAAGATTTGCCGCTGGCGTTCGAGACCATGCGCAATTTCGCGGGTGGCGTGGACGCGTTTGACGATCCGATTGACCTGGCACAAAACCAGGGGCAGAGCCTCATCAATATTATCATCCGCGATAAGTTGAAGGCCCGCACCCGGCCGGGCGCTGACCCGTTGGGTGGCGCGCCGCTGGTGAATCCCGGACAGCCGATCCGAGGCCTGCGGTTTTTCAGCACGCCGGCGACCTCGCAACTGCTGGCAGTGAGTGGCGGCCATTTTTTCACCTGGAACGGCATCAATTGGAACCAGAACAACGGCTGGTCGCCCAACAACCCGAACGTGGCAGTGGCCATGGCGCAGGGTGTGGACAAAGTGCTGCTGAGCGATGGGGTGGGGAACCTGCAGAGTTACGACGGAGCCAATTTTACCGACCTCGGCAACGGACCGAACAGCCCGCCGGTTGGTGTGACCATACTGTGCTGGCATACCTCGCGCATGTTTGCCAGCGGCCAGGGCCAGAACAACGACACGATTTATGTTTCCAACCTGCTTTCCTTCGGCAACGGCGATTGGAACAACAACACGCGCAGTTTTCGCGTGGGCGGCGGCCAGGGTGACCCGATTGTGGGCATGGCCGACATGCCGCAGTTCATGCTCGTGGTGCTGAAACAGAACAGCGTTTGGCTCACTTACACCGATCCCACACAAGAGCCGGCTAATTGGAGCGCGAGCCAGGCCTCCGACATTCTGGCCGACGGACTGGGGTGTGTCGGCAAATACGCCTGGTGCCGTTACGGCAACGATTTGCTTTTCTTCAGCCAGGACGGGATCCGCAGTGTGCAGCGCATGATTGCGGCGTCGAACAACGGCACGCTGGTGACCGGCTCCACGCAATTTCAACTGGCCGCGCCGATCTCGGTCCCCATTCAGCCGATCATTGACCAGATCAACGTAAACGCCATGAGTGGAATCGTGGCGGCCAAGTTCAAGGAGTTCGCTTTTTTTGCCGTGCCGCTCGGCAACGTCACTTACAACAATGCGGTGCTGGTTTGGAACGGGCGCCTGGGCTGCTGGTCCGGCTATTGGATGAACTGGACGCCGTTATGCTGGGAGATCTCACGTTTCAACGGAATCCAGCAGTTGAATTTTGGCGACAACGCCGGTTTGGTGAACTTCTGGAAGGAACTGAACGACCCGACGGCCGACGCCACCTATGAAGACAACGGCGCGCCCTACCAGACGGTCTACGCCACGCGGTCTTTCACCTTCGGCGATTTGGAATCACCAAAATCCGCCTACAACGCAAAGATGCGGTTTAACATGGGGAACGCTAACCTGATTTTCACGGCAATCGGGGACGACGCGGAGTTGAACAGCTTCAGCCAGGCGATCCAGCCGACCGGCGATATCCTCGGACAGGGAACGCTGCCCTTTTTGCTCCAGAGCCAGAAGCCGGCGCTGCTGCCGTTTTCATTGCGCGGCCTGCCGAGCTTCAACGAACTTTACCTCCAGATCCAAAGCGACAGTGGATGGTGGGAGTTGAGGAATTTAACGGCCGGCGCGCGCGTGCGGCCGCTGAAACGCAAATGAGTCGCAGCGCGACCTGCCTATGAACCTCGCCTACATCGATGCCAAAGCCGAAGCGAATAAAGTTCGCCAGCTTGCGGTGTTTTGTTTGCTCCACGGCGGGCACCTTTTCCGGAACTGGTCCGGAGAGAAGCTTTTCAAATACCTGGCGTTTCACTGGTTCAGCGGCCAGCTGCTTTGGACGCGCGACGTGGACGGGGAGATCGATGGCGTGTTCATCGCCTGGCCGGATTTTGCGAGTGAGATTTTGCGGCGCGAGCAGAGCGGAGATTTTCATTTTAACTGGCGTGCCGGCATTGGTGCCGGCGGAGACGCCTTGATGATTGCGGATGTGATCATCGATGCTCACGGGCGGGACGCCCGAGAAACGAGGGACAGGCTATTGCAAGCAGCATCGGCAAGATGGCCTGACTGGAAGATGCGCAGATTGTTTACACACCGGCGCTGCCGGCTCACGGAGTTGAGCCACGCGACGGTTGCGCGTCTTTTCCATGAGCAGCCCGTCAGTACCTAATCCCAACACTGCGGCCATCCAGGGCGCGACGCAGAACATCGAAAACTTCCCGTTTCAGGACGTGATCAACGCCCTGTCTCAACTGGGCGGCAGCGCAACGGTCAACGGGCAGAATTACGATTTCAGCGGGTTGGGCGCGGCCCAAAACGCCAGCGTGATGTCCAACGAGATGGCGCAAACGCTCCTGGGCATTCAACAAAATTTCGGGCCGCAATATGTCCAGCAGTCTCTGCAGGACCTGCAGCAGAGCGATCCGGTGGGTTACGCCGCGCGCCAACAGCTTTTTGACCAGATCCAACAGGAGGCCCAGCAGGCGCCACCCAACGGGCAAATGTCGCAGGACCTGCAGACGCTGGTGAACAACCAACTGTCACAGGCCGGGCAGCTGACGACCGGGCCCGGCGGCGAGCTCGAGCAGGTGCAGCAAGGCGTGCGCGGACAACAAGCGGCCAACGGAATCACTTTGGGCAACGCGGCCGCAACACAGGAAGCCGACGCGGTGGAACAAGCCGGGCAACAGCAACAGCAACAGGTCCAGAGCATCGCCAACCAGTATGAATCGGCTGGAATATCGCCTGAAGACATTCAGTACCGGCAGATCCAACAGGCGTTGGGCAACCTGGGCGCATTCCAAAACAACCAGACGCCGGAAGCGGAATTTTCCAGCCTGTCCGGAGCGCAGGGCGGCGCCGCACCTTTCAACACCGGAGGCTACAGCAACCAGGCCGGCATCAACACGGAATCGGCGCTCCAGGGAATTTTAAACGCCAACCAGCTTTACAGCGGACAAGTGAACTGGGCGCAAAGCCAGATCAATCCATGGACCGCCGGACTGTCGACACTGGGGGCAAGCAGCAATCTGTTCGCGGGGTTGGGATACTCACCGTTTAGCTCGCCAACCACGACCTATACAGGGACTCCGAATGTGGGTGGCTCGCTGGCCCTGGGAACGACCGACCTTGGCGGACCCTCCGAATCTTCTGGCGAGTTAGCTTCTTTATTCCCGTCAGGTCTGGGGCTCGAGGGGACGTCGGGGCTTTCACAAATGCCATGAAGCGAAACCACTTTTTCATCACCGGATTGCCACGCAGCCGGACCGCGTGGCTGGCGAACTTTTTTACCTGCGGCAAAAGCTTCTGCTGGCACGACGCCAGCAAACGCGGACCCAACGCGCACGGTGTGATCGAGGAGTTGCGACGCGCGTCCTGCGACTACGCCGGCGACGCGGACAGCGGCCTGTTATTGTTCGGTAAGGAACTTCAACAACTGCTGCCGGAGGCGCGCTGGCTGATTGTGCGGCGTGACCTGGCACACGCGCGCGAGTCTTATGAAAAATATTTTCGCGAGCGCCCCTATGCCGGCATTTCCTTCGAGCCGGCCGAACTGAAACACATTTTCGATATCGCCGCGCAAAAGCTCGAGGACCTGAGGAGCGGACTGAAAGCCGGTACGTTCATCGAATGCGACTTTGACGACCTGGATTCCAAACTTGTGTTGGAGGAAGCGTGGCGGTTTCTCACGCCCGGCAATCCCTGGGACGCACTGCGGTGCGAGCTGCTGCAGGAACTGGAAACGAATGTGCGGCCGGAAAAAATAAAGTTATGCCCTACATAATTCCAGCGATCGGCCTCGCGCTGACGGCGACGACCACAGGGCTTTCCATGAGTGGCGCCTTGACGCCTTCGCAGCCGAATTTAGGCGCGGCGAGCGCACAGCTTTCCAACGTCGAAGCGGAGTTGTTGCCCATCCAGGACCAGCTGGAGGCGGCCGCCCAGCAGGGCAGAAGCGTGACAGTGAATATGCCCAAGCATTTCACCACGCAGCAAATGGCTTATGTGCCAGGCGCGACGACCACGAACGGGTTCGGCAAGGCTGTGCAGGGGCAAGGGCAGTGGGTGGCCTATAACCCGTCCGATTGGCAGCCCGGCGGAAAATACGCCAGCCTGGGCCAACCCAAACTGAAGAGCCAAAACGTGAGGGTGCCAGCCGGGCCGCAGACATTTAACTTTTCCGGTTACGGCACGGCCGACGTGCAGGGACAACTCGCCAACGCCATGGCGCAGGTGAAACTGGCGCTGCAACAGAAATACGACCCGCAGTTCATCCAGCAGTCGCTCCAGGAGGAACAACAAGCCAACCCACAGGGCGTGCAGGCCCGGCAGCTGGAAAACCAACTCGTCCAACAGCAGATCAGCCAGCCACTCAACGAGCCAGTGGCGCAGACCCTCAACAACCAGGTCGAACAGGAATTGCAGGCAGCCAACTCCGGCACGCTCACGCCGGAAATGCAAAACATGCTCATGCAGGGCGGCACGGCCGCGAGCTCCGCCCGCGGAGGCACCGGCACGGGCCAGAATACGCCGAACTTCGCGCAGCCACTCACGACCGGCTTTGCCGGACAACAGAATACTTTGCAGGAACTGGGCGCCGGCATGAGCGAGCTCGAGGGCGGCATGACCCCGCAGGATATCGAGTTCCGCCGCGAGCAACAGAACATCGGCAACCTCAGTTCGCTGGTCACCGGGCAAACGCCCGAGAGCGAATTTTCCAGCCTGTCCGGAGCACAGGGCGGCGCGACGCCGTTCTACCAGGGACAACAATTGAGCCAGCTGCCCAATACCGGCAACGGCGCCCAGAGCGCAGCGCTCCAAAGCTGGCAGACCCAAATGCAAAGCGCCGAAAACCAGGTCAATCCGTGGATGGCAGGGCTTTCAACTCTACTCGCCGGCGGCAACGCGGCGGCCAACCTCGGTTACCGGCCGGGCGCCCCATAAATTTTATGAACAGAGCAGACGTAGCACTTCTCGACAACCAGTTGGACGAACTGGGGAACAGTTTTTTGCGCAACCGGCAATTGCAGGTGGAAAACAAACGCGCCGACGCGGACCTGTCGTTCCGCAATGCGCAGATGCAACACTTCGCGAACATGGAGCAGGGCCAGGAGGACCGGGCTGCCGAGCAGGACCGGAGGAACGACATCCTGCAAAAATCGGAGGCTGATAAAAACGATATTTTGGAAAAGCGTTACGGGGTCCAGCAGGCGGCGCAGGACCTGGCTAATGGCCATGCGTCGTGGCGCGATTCCATGGGCTCGCTCGCCCAACAAGTGGTAGCTGGAAAGATGAGCCCCCAGGACGCCAACCAATATGTTCGTGATTCAGTAGACAAGGGAATGTCGAGCAACCCCCAGCTTTACGAGCAGATGCTGCAGCAGCCGGATTTCCGTGCACTGTACGACGGCAAAATGGACTGGGCTACGATCGCGAACCAGATGGCGGCGCAGTCAAAGAATAAAAGCGTGACGGGAGCAGATGAGCACTTGGCTGACTCGGCTGATGCGGCTCAGGCAGCAGCCGATGCTGAGAATGACCCGAATAAAAAAGCAGAACTGCAGGCGCATGCGCAACAGCTTGGCGACCTCCTCAAGAAGCGTTCCGGCGAGACACTTCCTCCCGACAAAAGGCAAATTACCGTTAAGCCGAACCCGCTCGGTGGACCACCCACAACCAACACCGTAAATACGACTTATTCGTGGCCAGACGCATCAAGTGGCGCTGCTTCCGGCGTGCAGGCTCCGCAGATTCCTATTGCGCCGCCCGACCCGGGCCAGCGCGTGGTGGGTGCAAAATATCGCAGCGCGACAAACACAAACCTGGTTGGGACTTGGACCGGCCAAGGCTTCGATACCGGAACAAATGCTCCGCCGACGCAAGCCGTACAGGGCTTGGGCGCGGCGCAGCCGCCAAAGCTCGGATACTAATGCCATTCTTTTGCCAAATTTATGAGCGAACAACATCCAGGACTCGAGCACATCGCCCAGCACATGAGCGCGAAGAAACACATGCCGATCGACCGTGCCCGGGCGATCCTCGCCAGCGCGGCACGCAATGCGTCGCCCGCGGCGAAGAAGCGCAACCCTAGGTTGAAACGAGTGAAGGGATAGCGGCTTTCAATGCCACTTTTGTCAGATGACGATTTTGGTGTTGTGGCAGCGCCACAGACCAATACGCCGACGCCGAAACTTTTAAGCGATGAGGAGTTTGGCGTCTCCGCTCCCGCACAATCCAGAGTGCTAAGCGATGACGAGTTTGGAGTGGGGGGCAGCGACCTTGATTTTCTAAAGCCCATTCCGGGATCTCCCACTGCACAATGGCAGAGCCGATTTGCGCAGGTCAGTCCGGAAGACAAGCAACACCTGTCTGAGCAGCTCACTCATCCGGACGAGATGAGTGCAGTGGCCGACAAAGCGGGTGCAGCCTGGGATTTTGTGAATCGCGGCCTTTGGCCGGAAGCGCCGAAGCGCACGCCTGAGGAAGCGCAGGCTGAGATCAATCGGGAAACGGCACACCCGGTCGAGATGGTCGGCGGCGTGCCGATGACGGTGGCGCCTGACACGGAAGACCAGCAGGATTTCCAGCCGCCGAAATTTCACGAGACGGCTGCCGCGGGAGCGCTCGACGAAATCGGGGACCTGGCGCGCGGGCTGACTTCGCCTTTAGGCATCGCCACACTGGGCACCGGGGCGCTTTCAGAAACGGCACAAAGGGCGGTCTCGGCGACGTTTGCAGGACAGATGTTCAGCCAGCTGCCGGAGCAGGCCCAGCAGCTGCATGACGAATTGAGCAAGCCGGCGGCACAACGCGATGAAGGAAAGATCGGACGGCTGATCACGGCGGGGATCGCGAACCTGGGCTTCGGAACGCTTTCAGCATCCCACGCGCTCGCTCCTGGGGAAATGGGACCCTCAAGTGAACAAACCCCGGAAGTCCGTGCTGCACCTGCCGCAGTGCCAGCGGCACCGGCCAATGAGGCGCCAGCGGCGGACACGTCACCAGGTGCCTTGGCCGACCTGCAGGCGGCGTTACAGGGCAACCAGATGCGAATGCCTGGGCGGGACATGTTGGCCGAATTCAGACGGAAACAGGCGCAAGCGCCTGCGGCAGAAGAGGGGCAGAGCGGAACAATTGCTCCGGCCGAAGCCAATTTGAAGCAAAACGATGCAGGTACTGCTCAAAAAGACAGTATGCCGGAAGAGGCGCCCCCATTGGACCCCGAATCCTGGATCCGTCTGAACCCGGACGCCGGCAGCCTGGATATCGTGCAGGCGTTTCCGGATCTGACCCAACGGCAAGCTTTCGACCTGAAACAGCGGGTGCTCGGACCAACATTGACAGAGCCGGCTGAAGGTGAGAAAACAGTCCCGGCCGCGCCCGAAACTGAAACCGGGGGCACTGGTGAGTCGGTAACGCCGACAACATCCACCCCAGCGGAAAAAGCCGCTCCTCTTGCGACCACACAGGTCAGCGAGACAATCCCGGTGGAAGGTGGTGAGATTCCATCTCGCAGCGCGGCTGGTTCGCGTACGGGGACATACACGAACTATCGCCCTCACGACATTATCGACGAAGTTGAGGGCACCATCGGGCACATCGACCCGACCCTGATCAAGGAAGCCAATCCCGACTGGAAACCGATCGGCGCGGCGCGCAAGATTTTCAAAACCGGAGGCCAGCCAGCCGATACGGCGGCCGATGCATTATTCCAATCTGGAATATTCAAGGGCGACCCGGGCCAGGTCGACCAACTCGGGGACGCCATCAACGATGCCGCAAATGCGCGCAAGGGTTTTCGAGCCCAACAATCTCTCGAGAAAAAACAAACCACACGGGACGCAGCTTTTGCGCGTGACGTTTCCCGGCCGGGCGTGAACCAGCGCACGATCGTGGCCGACGATCTGCAACCGGGCGACACGCTGAGGATCCGCGGCGCACCGTTCAAAGTGCGCGAGTTTGAATTTGATCAAGATGGGAATGTTGTGAGCGTGACCATGGACGACGGCGCCAAGTACGGCACGCAGCGCGTCGAGGGCGGCACCGAAATCATGTACGACAACCGCACATTCAAGCGCGGCAAAGAGGACGTCGTCACCCAGCCAACCGCCAAAGGAACTTTCAAAAACCGGGTGGCGCAGGAAGGGGAAAGTGGAACGCCGCGGACGAAAGATCCGGTGATGGACTGGCTGAACAACGCGATCGAGAAAACAGATCCGCTAAAACCGTTGCGCGAGGGCGAAGTCGGGATGGCGTTTCCGAAGTGGGCCACACAGACATTGATCCACTCGGCACTGAAGGTTGTGCGCGCGGCGTACGCGGGCGGCAGGCGCCTGGCGGCCGCGGTCCAGGAAGGCGTTGAGTTTTTAAGGAAGCAGAATTTGCCGGGATTCGACGCGGACGAGGCGCACGTGACTTTGTTGAAAGCGATGCACTCTGGAGAGGGCCAGACGCCATTGAGCGAGATCGAAGCCCGGCGCGAAGCGATCGGCAAACGGCTGGACGAAATCAACGCCACACAGAAACGGCCGGGTAACAAATTGCCCCCGGAACTGCGGAGCGAACGCTATCGCCTGGTGAAAGAGGCGCGTGGCCTCGAGCGCGAGCGCGTGACGAATCCGGATTATGTGCGCGACGTCTTCAGCCGGATGGAAAAGCTGACGAACGATTTGCAGATTGCCAACCAGGCCGGGAACGGCTTGCACGCGCGCCAGTTGGTGGACGAACTGCAGTCCATCATGGACAGCGAACTGCCACGCATCCCGGAGGACCTGAAAAAACGGGTCTACGATGAAATGGTGGCCAAGGGCGAAATCCTCAAAAGCCAGATGAAGGAGCTGCCGGGCGGCCGGACGCTCGACGATTTAACTTCCTGGTTAAAAGCTAATGGCGCGGATTCACCAGGCGTGCCGATCAAGGACCGGCTTAACCTGTTTAAACGGCTGGCCGACGATTACAACCGCGGCAAGGATAAGTTGGCCAATGCGTGGGGTCGACTGCGCGCCGGCTGGGAGGCGTTCAAGGCACAATATAAATCGCCACCGGTGGACGACAATTTTCGTTCACTCATGAAGGACTGGTTTTTTGAAAAACAGTGGACGGGGCTCGAGACCCACAAATGGGTGCAGGAAATTCGCGACGCGGTGCCGCAACGCATGCGGCGTGAAGCGATCGGCGCCTGGTTGGACGCCCACGGGGACGAACAGTTGCTGCGCAGCCAGGCTGACATGGTGCCCGAGCGGTACCGGCAAATTTGGGAAACCGCACTGCGGTTGACTGAAAAAGAAAAAGTGCTGGCGCGGCGCGTGCAATTGGATTTCGAACAAAAACTTTCCGACGGACAAGGCCTGGGGCTGATCGACCGTGGTCGGGCCGAATACGGACTGCCGCAGTTGTGGAAAGTGAAGCCGAAATACGAAGGGGAGTTTGATCCTGAAGATCCACAATGGAAGCGTCCACAGACACCACGCAACCCTGGCGCGAAGCTTGACCCGCGGGATCCATTTTTCGCACTGCAACGGACGGTGCCGAGTTATTTCGATGGCATTATGGCCGGCGGCAGCCCGGTGTCGCTCGACGTGGGCGACCTGGTCGGACATTACAACGCGGAATTTCACGACGCCCTGGCGGACCGCGGCGTGATCAAAAATTTAAAGGACGCCAAGGCGGCCGACGGCAAGCCGATTGTGCAGATCTCGGGCGGCGCGCGCATCGAGCCGCGCGACGTGGGACAGCGGACTTATTTCGTGGATTCGAACTGGAGACCCAAAGACGCGCTGACGGCGGACGGGCGTCCATATCGCACGATCGACCATTGGGCATTGCGCGGCTGGAAATTTGCGGGCATGAGCGAGGAGGGAAACCCGATCCTGGTGAACGGGGATTTCCTTGTGCACCCAGACCACTATAGCTTTTTGAAAAACGAATTGGGCAAATCCATCCTGCGTGATCCGGACGGTCCGCTAGGTGATTTTGCCAAGGTGACCAATGCGCTATTGAACAGCACGGTGTTTTTGAAGGGATCGAAATTTGCCAGCGCAACGTTTCACATGGCCACTCTGGCCGAGCACTCCATGTTTCACGCTTTTGCCGGGCTGCCGTCAAGAGAACGTCTGGCATTACTCTCGCCGTCGACGCGCGGAGTTGAATTAGATCCCGCTCGAGATCCTGAACTGGCGCGGCTGATGCGAGCCGGAACGAATCTCGGATTCGATGGCAGCCGGGAACTCTTTGAGGAAGGACTCGCGGGCCACGGAGGCCTGTGGTCGAAGGTGCCGGGGCTGGGCGACGTCATGACCAGGTTGAGCGATTTTCTTTTCAAGAGCTACATGCCAGCACTGAAGGCGAAGACCGCCAAAGTGTTTTTGCACGCCAACCTGGAGCGTTACGCCGGAGATATCGCCAGCGGCAAAATTTCGCAGGAGCAGGTATATGAGCAGACGGCGCAGCAGGCCAATGCAGCCTTTGGCGCACAGCAAAACAAACTCGCGTGGACGGCGCTGGGGCGGAATAAAACGTTGATGGATGTGAACCGGCTGCTGTTTACGGCTCCGGATTTCCTGGTGTCGCGATTAAAGGTGCTCGGGCAGGCCTTGAAACCTTACAACGCGGAGCAGCGATATTTTATCCTGGCGCAGGCCGCGCTGGTCTATACGGGTGCACGGGTGATCAATGCCATCTTTCGCAAGGACCACGACCCAATGTGGGACCCTCGGTTGTGGGACAAGGTCGTGTTGGGCGACCGGGCTTACAGCGCGCGTTTCCTGGTGAGTGATTACGGGCACTTGATTCAGGACCCGGTGGACTTTGCGGCCGGGCGTGTGGGGCCGTATCCAAAAATGGCGATCGACGCACTGGTGCAACGGGACTGGCGGACCGGATCGAGACTAAGCGTTCCGATCGAGACCGACAACCGGGCCGTGCGCGCGGCTGAAATTATGGCCAAAGATTTTGGATCATGGCTGTTGCCGATGGGCGCTGAGGGGTTTGCGCCGGGCGCGCCGGCGCGAGAGCAAACAAAAGTTTCACAGGCCGCGCAGGCGCTGGCGGGAATTGGCAGCCGCAAATATTCGGCCGAGACGCAGCTATACGACGCGGCGGCAAAGTTCAACCGCAACTCCGGACCCGCGGGTCAATCCTACCAGAAGGCCCGAGACGCTGAGGCACGCGTGGAAGGGCAGTACCGCAAACTGGATGATCTGCTCGATGCCGGCGACGTGGCCGGCGCGCGCAAAGAGTACAACGCACTCCGGGCCGAAGGGCACACGGACGAGGGATTTTTGCGGCACTTTGCGGACCGGCCGTTCACCGGCAACGCGGCGCGCGAGCTGCAGTTCAAGCAGTCGCTGTCTCCGGCGGAGCAGCAGCAATATCAAGCGGCTCTTCAAACACGGCAGACGCGGCGCGAAAATTTCGGGAAGATGGTCCGCGCTTCCAACGCTGTTTCGCAACCGGATGCCGGCACACCAGCGCCAGCAGAATAACCTGGCCGCAATCGCGTTTGGTGGACGAGGCGATGGCCACCATTCCCAGCCCGGCGAGTTCCAGCCGTCGGCGCACGGCCCAAAACAGATCGTCCCAGCGGAAAAAACTGAAGGGCTGGCACCAATCGCAACGGCCGCGCCAATCTATTTCCAGTCCTTTGCCGCCGCGGCCCCGGTCGAAAATGTAACGCTGTGAAACAGTGCCAATGGTGATCCACCGGACCTGGCCGTTGGCTTTCACACAGGCTTCGAATCGAAGAAATTTCGGATGTGCGTATGGAAGAAGCCACCGATGCTGCTGGCTTTCATCATTCGCTGATGCAGGTTGGCCGGCACGCCCGAGTATTGATGCACGGCGCCGGAATGGAACTCGACCTCGAGAACCTTTTTCTCTTTGTCGTAGCCAACCGATTTGAGGTTGGAGGATTTTACGTCCTCGCGGGTCATGGAGGTGAGGGCGCCGGGGCGGGCTTGTCGTAGACCGATATGCCACCATCATACGCCTGGATGACCTTGCCCAACCGCATGCGGGCGTCTTCCAGGTGGCGATAGGCCAGCACGACGTTGGCCACCATCTCGATTCGATCGGCCGGCGGAGCGTCCCCCGGGACGTCTGGACGGGTGGTGAGGTCAGCAATGACGATATTGGATCTTAGCGCCAATACGTTTTTCTCGATCTCCAGGATGCCGGCCCGTTGGGCGTTGATGACTTCTTTCAT